AAGACACAGATTCTGTGCTGTCAAGCTACGTAGCTCCCAAAGCTGCGGGTAGGGTAGTAAAAAAAATCAACGATGCGACTGGTAATGTTTTTGAGGAAGAGAAGATTAATCGTCAGCACAGGATTTGCGTAGATAAACTAACGGTGAACCTTAATAATTCGCGGTTTGTAAAAATCATGAACAATTACACGTTGAAAGACGATAGAGAATTGTTTGAGCAGGAATTCATTCGTTTAACTTGGGACAAACCCGATTTAACATCAGACGAAATCAACCTCTACATGAACGTGTGCAAAGAAATCATTAATCTTGAGGTGATTAGTAAGCATTTGAACAAGTTAAATGACATGTTCGATATCGCTAACGATCAAGAAGAAATGAGTGTAAGACTTGCGGAAATTATCAAAGCCAAAAGCTCTGAATATCATCAATGCGAAACACGTATCGAAAACCTGACCAAAAAACTTCAAGGCGACAGATCTTCCAGAATGCAAAACAAGCAAAAAGAAAACGCTTCTCTTTTGGCACTGGTGCAATTCTTTCAAGATCAAGAAGAACGTAAGAATATGGTTAAAATTGCAGAAATGCAAAAAGAATTAGTTTCAGAAGAAGCTAATAGGCTAGAGGGAATGGAAGAATGGAAAGCAAGAATTTTAGGCATATCAAAAGAACATGTCATTTAATTGTAAAGAGTGCAATGAGTCATTTGATTCATTAAAAAGTTTACATCACCACATCAAGAAACACGATATGATGATGGGGGATTACTATGTCAAACATTATCCACGATTCAACAAGCTAACTGGTGTCGCTATTCAATTCAAAACATACGAAGACTATTTCGATAGAGACTTCGCGACTTACGATCAGTTGGTAGAATGGTGCGACACCGCAGATCAGGAAGAAGTTGGGGAATACATTATTTTATTGCTTAAAAAACGAATCGAAAAGAAATCTCTCGATTATGGTCCATGCTCCACTGAATTATTCACATCTGATTTACCACCAATCAGGATCTACAAGAGAATATTTGGCAGCTATAAGAAAGTATGCGAAAAATGTGGCGTTAAGCCGATGTTTGGCTCGAATCTACCAAAGGAATTCCATAATGATTATAGAGAAATAAAGATTTTGATTGATACGAGAGAGCAGCAACCGTTGAAATTCAAAAACTCATCTCCTTTAAAATTAGATGTTGGTGATTATGCTGTTACTAGAGAAAATTTCCAATACACATATGTCGATAGAAAGTCATTTAGCGACTTTTGTAGCACCATGTCGGTAGAATATAAAAGATTTGTGCGAGAACTGCAAAGATGTAGGCAATCAGAATGCTTTTTGTTCATTGTGATTGAAAGCGATCTACATAAAATGCGTGAAATTAATAAATATGCGCCTAAAAGATGCAATTTAGACTATATATTCAGCAATATGAGAGAACTGCAAAGAGATTTTAGAGACTGTTGCCAATTTGTATTCGCAAAAAACAGAAGCAGCAGTCAAATACTTATTCCGAAGCTTCTTATGCTCGGTTCTAAGATGTGGAATGTCGATGTCCAATATTTTTTGGACGCTGGAGAAATGAACTACTTTGAAATTAAATAAATATGGCTTGGGAAAAAGGACATCAGATCTTACATAAGAAATTCAAGAACGTAAATCAAGAAATCTTAGAAAAAGAAGGCTATCTTGAAGAGGACGAGGCTAAAATTCTTTTATATAAGTTCTTGAAAGAGAATCCATCTTTCACTTCAGAGCTTATTTCTGGCATTTCATTGTTTCCATTCCAACATATGGCAATCAAGGCGATGATGGAGACGGATTATTTCTTAGGCATTTGGTGTTTAGATGAAAACGAATATGTTTTATCGAGCAGCGGCTTTAAAAAAATCAAAGACATTCAAGTAGGTGAAATGGTGCGCTCTCGCGAGAAGCTTAATTTAGTAACTGACAAACGCATCAATCCAATAGAAGATGGACTCGAAATTACTTTACAATCTGGAGATTCATTCAAGGCAAAAATAGGACACAAATGTCTTATTTTTAGAAACTTTCAATTTCATTTCGAAGAAATTCAAAACCTTCAAGAAGGAGACGTTATCCCAGTGAAGCTTGGCACTAATGTCTGGGGGTCAGAGGATGTTTTTAAAGATTTTAATTTCAAAAACCAACAGCACTTATTTTATTGGCTGGGTTACGTCGTCGGAGATGGCTATCTAAATCAAGACGGCGTTCACTATTGTTCAGAAAATTGCGAAATCCAAGAGGAGATTTTAAAATTTACCAAAGAAAACGATTTTAAAATGTACGCTCGCCAGAGAAGCTCTAATTTGAATTTTTACGAATACTCGGTATTTAATAGGGAATTAGTAAAAGCGTTAGAATCTATCGGTTGGGACAAATCTTTAAAATCCAAAGACAAAATTATATGCGATGAAATACTCAGCTCAACAAAAGAAAATTTGTGCGCTCTGATTGGTGGATTATTTGACGCAGATGGATATGCGTCGTATCAACCCAATAACAGTAAAGTAGGCTTAAAAAGCACCTCCCCACAATTGTTACGGCAAATTAAAATGCTATTAAACAACTTGGGTATTGAATCTAATTTGCGATTTTCGGGGCAACACAAAGATGTCCCTTACTATGATTTAGTATTAACCAACGACGTTGACAGTTTACAGAAATTTCAAGACGAAATAGACTTTATTGTTCATCATAAAAAACGCAATCTTCAAAAGATTATTGATAGATCAAACACAAGAAGCTATCAGAACAAGATGATCCCACAATTTGGAGAATTTCTTAAAACAGAAGGTTCTTACAATAAGCTGTGCGGAAAAAATGGTCAATGGGGCAAGTGTTTTTCTCAGAACGAGTTTGGTAAGTTGGATAATCTTTCTGACGGTACAAAAGATATAATTAACTCAATAAAAGAAGAGCAAGTATCGTTTTCTGTAATTAAAACCATTAAGCCTTGTCAAGTAAGATCTGTAGATATCGCTGTAGAGAATGAAGAGTGTTATATTGGTAACGGTATAGTCCACCACAATTCGAGGGGTCTTAGTAAGTCATTCACTACGGGTATTTTTGCTGCTATGGACGCTATCTTAAATCAGGGTGTTTATATCGGTATCATATCCAAATCTTTCCGTCAGAGTCGAATGATCTTCAACAAGATCGAAGAGATCGCAAAAAGCCCGAAAGCTGCATACTTATCGCAATGCATCACCAAAGTCAGTAAATCAAATGACCAATGGGTAATGGAAATAGGTCGCAGTAAAATTATCGCTCTTCCATTGGGTGATGGTGAAAAACTTAGGGGTTTCCGTTTCCAAAGAATGATTATTGACGAGCTTCTTCTGATGCCTGAGAAAATCATTAATGAAGTTATCCTACCCTTCTTGGCTGTTGTGGAAAATCCAACGGAACGCCAAAAGATGTATGATCTTGAAACAAAAATGATTGAGGCGGGGAAAATGACCGAAGAACAAAGGTATAAATGGTCTCATAACAAAATTATAGGACTATCTTCTGCTTCATATAAATTTGAGTACCTATACAAGCTTTACCAACAATACGAGAACTTGATTCTCAATCCATCTAAACAAGACAACGCTCATAGGGTTATTATGCATCTAAGTTATGACTGCGCTCCTAAACAACTTTATGATCAAAACCTTTTGGATCAATCTAAAGCTACAATGAGCGAAGCTCAGTTTGAGAGAGAGTTCGGTTCTATATTTACAGACGATAGCTCTGGCTACTTTAAAGTCAGTAAAATGGCGGCTTGTACAGTCCCAGATGGAGAAGGACAGTCAGTTGAGGTTATTGGCGATAAAAAAGCAGAATATATACTCTCATTTGACCCATCTTGGTCGGAAAGCGATGGCTCTGATGATTTCGCAATACATGTTATTAAACTGAACCCCGAAAAAAAATCGGGAACGATAGTTCATTCTTACGCTTTAGCTGGTGCGAACTTAAAAAAACATATTCTTTATTTTCACTATCTTTACACGCACTTCAATATCAAAATGATCGTGGGCGACTATAACGGCGGCGTTCAGTTTATCAACTCTTGCAATGAAAGTGAAATCTTCAAGAAAGCAGGTATTCACATACAATGTATTGATTCTGATTTCGACGATCCACAAAACTACAACGCCGATCTGCGCTCAGCTAGAAACCAATATAATGTAGAATCTAAAAAAATATGCATACTGAGAAAACCAAGCTCGCAATGGATTAGATCTGCCAACGAAATGCTACAAGCTGCGTTCGATCATAAAAAGATTTGGTTCGCGGGAACTGCGCTGGATGATGACTATTCTCGCCAAAAATCAGCGATCATACCAATTGATGAGATCACTTTCTCAAAATACAATGATGAGGGAGATTCTTACGCTAAACAGATTGACTTAATTGAACATTTAAAAGATACAATTGACGCTACGAAAGTGCAATGTGCCTTGATTCAAGTATCGACCACTGCCAACGGCTCCCAATCTTTTGACTTACCCTACAATCTCAAGAAGCAGAGAAACGCTGATAAAGCAAGGAAAGACTCCTACTCAGCTATTGTTTTGGGCAATTGGCTCATGAATGTCTACTTCGATATGATGGCTACTCCAGAGGCATCAGCGCAGGTTACATTTGTC